TGTAAAACTATGGTTAGGATTATTGCTAGCAGGAGCATTAGCAAGTTTTCTTGTTATGCGTAAACATGTAGCAGATGGTTTAGAAAAAGAGCGTCAAGAACAAGCTGCTAAAGAAGAAGCAGCTAAACTTGAAGCAGATAAGAAGCTTGCTGAAGAAAAGGCAAAGTTAGATGCAGAAAAAGCAGAAGCTGAAAAGAAAATAGAAGAAGAAAAGAGTGCAAAAGCAAAAGAAATAGTAGAAAAAGTAAAGAAAAAGAAAGAAGAACTAAAAGAATTATCTGATAAGGATAAAGATGGTTTTAAAAAACAAGTTGGTAAAGAATTAGGATTAAAAGAAAAGAAGAAAGGTAAAAAATCAAGCGATGAATAACCTTAAATTTCCTGTAGCACTTATTACGCTGCTAGCGTTCCTAGCGGTGCGAATTCCTATTGCCTACGCAGAAGAACCTACGACTATTCCTTCTGAGGATGAAATTGGAGACTATGAATCTATGGAGAAAGGTGAAAAAGCTCCATATGATGGTTTATTATTTACCAATGAAGGTATTATTAAAATAATAACTAATAAACACTTGGAGTTAGATAAATTAAAATTAGATAAAGATACAGAAATTAAAAAACTACAACTAGATTTAGATATATTAAAAAAACAACATGATATAGAAGTAAAAATTACTAAAGATCTTAATGATAATCTGCTAAAATTAAAACAAGATAGAATTGATGGTTTAGAAAGCAGTAAAAAATGGGATGATGTTAAAATATTAGGAGCTTTAACTTTAGGAATAGTATTATCAGTTACAGTATTTTATGCAGCAGTACAAATAACTAAATAATATGAATAAAAAAGATCCAAATTATATTGCAGCTTTAGAAAAAGCTATAAAAGAAAAATATGGTGAGTTAGCCACCATGAATCCAAAGATGTTCTGGGATCCAGATAAAGAAAAGCAATACCTTGAAGAAACCAAGCTTACTAACAAACAACAACTAAATAATGAAAATTCCAGAGAAAAGGTAGATATAGGCGGTGTTTTAATACCAAAGAAACTAATTAGTAAAAATATAAATAAAAACTGTACAGTTTGTAAAGAATATAGTTTTAATAAAAAAGACGATGTATATCTTAATAAATTTTCTAGTTGTTATAAATGCTATATTAAGTTTATAGAAGATCGTGAAGAAAGATGGTTGAGTGGTTGGCGACCGAAAGAGGAAAATATAAATGGCTAGTATTCTTGAAGTAATAAATGGTATTTCTCAAGCTGTTCACGCAAAACATCACGGCGGTTCAGAAATTGGCTTAAAGCGTGAAGTAGAGGATCTAGTCCAAGGGTGCTCTATATATGATCCAAGAGTTATGGATGGCTTTGGAGTTCAATATCAAGGCAATATGCTTATTTTGAAATATCATAGCGAAATGCCATTAATAAAAATTCACGATAAGAATTTTGAAACTGATATACGTAAAATTGTAAAAGATATTACAGCTTTTATAAAAGGTGAATATAAAAAAGTAACTAAAAAAACTCTTAACTTAACTGAGCATGGAGATATTCAGATACTTGTTCAAAGCGCCAATCGCAGAACTGCTTATGTAAACGCAGTTCAAAATTATGTTATTGATGGCGTAGAAGGCATTGCCAAAGAAGAGCGTAGCAAGCATCAATTAAATGCAGATATTACTAAAGGTTGGCTAATGAACGCTCGTCAACCAAAAAATATTAAATAGGATTTTAAGGTAATGGCATGGCGTATAAATTATCTAAAGAAGATATTAGAAGTGAAATTTTAAAATGCGGGAAAAATCCTGCTTATTTTTTAGATAATTATGCAAAAATTGTTCATCAAGAGCGTGGTTTAATACCATTTAGAACTTATGACTTTCAAAAAAATCTTTTAAATAATTTTCATGATCACAGATATAATATAATATTGAAATCCCGTCAGATGGGTATTTCTACTATTGTTTCTGGATATGTTGCTTGGATGATAATGTTTCACAAGGAAAAAAATGTCCTTGTTATGGCAACAAAGCTAAATACAGCAATTGAAATAGTAGAAAAAGTAAAAGATATTATTGATTCTGTACCAAGCTGGCTTAGAATAACACAGATTAGCGTTAATAATAAAACAAAACTTGAATTAGATAACGGCTCTAAAATTCAAGGTACACCAACTTCTAAAGATGCTGGTCGTGGTCAAGCGTTATCACTTTTAATTCTTGATGAAGCTGCACACGTAGAAGATATGGATGATTTATGGACAGGTCTTTTACCAACTATTTCTACTGGTGGTCGTTGTATAGCACTTTCAACCCCAAACGGTGTTGGTAATTGGTTTCACAAAACTTATGTAGATGCAGAGAGCAGCAAAAATAATTTTAATTACGTAAGCATTCCTTGGCATAAACATCCAGAATATACACAAGAATGGTTTGAGCGCATGACTCGTAATATGAGTAAGCGCGATATTGCACAAGAGTTTGAATGTAATTTCAATGCTTCTGGCGAAACTGTAATGGTTGCAGAAGACATAGCAAAAATTAAAGAAAACATTAGTCAACCTAAATACCGTGCTTGGATAGATAGAAATTATCACATTTGGAAACAATATGATGGTGGCGGTTCTTATCTTATTTCTGCTGACGTTGCACGCGGCGATGGAAAAGATTTTTCTGTATTTCATGTTTTAGATGTAAAAAATATGGAACAAATAGCAGAGTATCAGGGAAAAATAGATTTAGATAATTTTGCTAAATTACTTTTTGATACTGGGCAAGAATATGGTAATTGCATGATAGTTGTAGAGAATAACAACGTTGGTTATGCAGTGTTAACTAAGCTAATTGACATGCGTTATCCAAATTTATTTTATTCTAGTAAAAGCACTCATGAATTTGTCGATGCTTTAACTCATAATCAGTTTTCTAGTAATACTGTTCCGGGTTTTTCTACTTCCATGAAAACTAGACCATTAATTGTAGCAAAACTAGAAGAATATATAAGAAATAAGAGTTTAAAAATTAACTCACAAAGAACAGCTAATGAATTAGATACATTTGTCTGGGTTAATGGAAGGCCAGAAGCTCAAAAAGGCTATAACGATGATTTAGTTATGTCATTAGCAATTGGTTGTTGGGTTAGAGATACTGCTATTATTAACAACGAGAGAAATTTAGAGTATTCTAAAGCATTCTTAGGATCAATATCAAAAACAGGTAATTATTTAGATTCCTCCATAAAAGGCTTTCAAAACGAAGAAAAAGCTAGAAGAGAAATGCAAAACAAACAACTATATAGAGATTTTAGTTGGATTATAAAGGGTTAGAAAATGGCTGATAATAATAAAAATAACACATACGGCGGCGATATACAAAAAAAGAATCCAAGAAATGATCAATCCCCATTATATGTTGGATTAACTCGACTTTTTTCTGGTCCTCTGTCAAGTTTTCGCTCACAAGCACAAATAAGATATAAACGTCGTGATTTAGATCGTTATAAATTTACTAGTGCAAGTGGACAAAGTTTTAAAAAGAAAAGCTATAATCCATTTGAAGCCATACAAAGTAATATTATGGCTAACCAAAGTCGTGCAGAGCGTTATAGCGATTTTGATCAAATGGAATTCATGCCAGAGCTTGCATCAGCACTAGATGTTTATGCTGATGAAATGACAACTTCTAATCAATTTAGAAAAATGATTCATGTTGAAAGTAAGAATGAAGAAATTAAAAGTATATTAAATAATTTATATTTTAATGTTTTAAATCTAGAAAGTAATATTTTTTCTTGGTGTAGAACAATGTGTAAATTTGGTGATTTCTTTTTATATCTTGATATAGATGAAAAACTTGGTATTAAAAGTGTTTTAGGATTACCTTCACCAGAAGTAGAGAGATTAGAAGGGGAAGATGAAAGCAACGCTAATTACGTACAATTCCAATGGAATACCGCTGGTTTAACTTTTGAAAATTGGCAAGTAGCTCATTTCCGTATCAATGCACAAGATAAATATTCTCCATATGGTACATCTATTTTAGAGCCTGCTAGACGTATTTGGCGTCAATTGCAACTTATGGAAGATGCGATGATGGCTTATCGTATTGTTCGCGCACCAGAACGTAGAGTATTCTATATTGACGTTGGTAATGTGGCACCAAATGAAGTAGAGCAGTTTATACAAAAAGTTATTACAGGCTTAAAACGTAATCAAATAGTAGATCCAACAACTGGACGTGTAGATTTACGTTATAATCCTATGAGTATTGACGAAGATTTTTATATTCCCGTTCGCGGTTCGCAAAGCGGAACAAAAATTGATACTCTTCCCGGTGGTCAATTTCAAAGTGCAATTGAAGATATACAATATTTAAAAGATAAATTATTTTCAGCCATTAGAGTTCCACAAGCCTATCTAACAAGCGCAAAAGATAAGGCACCAGAAGATAAAAGTACACTAGCACAAAAAGATATACGCTTTGCTAGAACTATTCAAAGACTACAAAGAGTTATAATAAGTGAGTTAGAAAAAATAGGT